AATAATGCTTTTTACTGCATTTAGATCATTAATGTTTAAATCAGGTGCAGGTGGTGGTGTATCTGCTCCTGGAGTTGGAACTGGTCCGCTCGCTGGTGCTCCGGATGCAGTTTCTTTTTTAGGTGCTTCTGCTTCTGCAGGAGCATTTGCATTTTTATTTTCTTCCGCCATTTAGTTTCTCCTTAGGTATGGACAAGCCAACATAAAGTATGTAAGCTCTTTTTCTTCTTCAAATCCAACAAATGTTGAAGTTTGAAATTTATCTTCATTTGTTAAGGTAGGATATGTGACTACACAAAATCTACCTGACAATTTAGACCTTATCCAATTCGTAATATTATTATCTATTCTTTCTCCTTGTGCAATCTTAGTCTTGCAAAAGTGAGGAGGCAACGTTTTTAATTGCCTAGAATTAAGAACATCAAGTGGATTAAGTTCTAACATATCTTTAATATTTATAAACTGCTATTATAACTCTGCTGATTCTTGGCTCAGTCTTTTTGACAGAGCCTTGTTATATCCTAATTTTTGGACATCACCGCTAAAAAGATAGAGTTCAAATGCAGCCTTTTCCTTTAATACAGTTATTGATCTCTTAGTTATATAATACGGCGAATCTATGAATTTGTCAAGCCATAAAAGTATTTGTGGAGTTATTTTAAAGTCTTTTGGAAAGTCTACCTTGTAAGTTTTTATTTTGGATTTAAGCTCAATAAATTTTATGGCAAAATCTGTCAATCTTAAACCACCATCGTCCTTGCTGCGAACATTCCACCACCACTCTACTCTTCTGTTTTTGATTTCATCATCAGAAATGTCTAGATTGGCTGCTTTTAGAAAAATTCTCGTGTAGTTGTCTTTAACGTCCATTCCACTAGTCTTTATCTCCTGTGGTAAGTTTGTATACCGAAAAGTCATTTGTGTTAAAGAGTTTGTTGAGTTTTTTGGCTAGGTTTCGAGCATGTCCTGGATTAGAAAATGATACCTTCTTATATTTAGGACCAGGATAACTAGAAACAGCACTTCCGCTTTTTAAATTAAAAGGTTTGTTTTGATAAAATACAGCCCAGATGGCTTCACTCTCAAGGATCTGTTCTACTTTATAGGTTTCTCGATTGGTATGTTCGAGTATTATTGTTGGTTTTGGTCTGCTCATATACGTATTAATTCCTAGTTAACTACGTATATATTTATCCTTTTTAGAAGGATCCTCCATCAAACTTTACATCAACTTCGTTTGCTGACTTATTAATTTCCTTTAACAGAGTGTGTATTTCTGCCACTGTAGACCCTAATTTTGTGGTTAGTAGTGCTAGTTCTGTTGTAAGTGCTCTAGCCTCTTCTATGCTCATTCGTATTTCACGCTGCTGTGTTTTTTCTGCCGATGACACTCTTTGCATTAGTTTTTGTACTGTTGCTAGAGTTGTTGGAATATTATTTGTTGACACGAGATAGTACCTGTTTCATTTCCAAATCAGTCTTAAATGGACCTTGATATTCATAACGCTGTAAGGTAATTAGTTTAGGACAGAAACTCTTTACCCAGCCCTTTTCAAATCTAATTGTGTAGTATCCTGCGCAGTACAAACTCTTTGAATCCTTGCTCTTTGTAAAAAGTGGAAGTTTCTTTTGTATATCATACATTGCATTGTGCGGAATCGTGCTGGTCGAAAATCCATGTACTTCTTTCGGATTTGAATCATCTGCTTCCTTAATAATTTTAGCAATAAAGAAGTTTTCACCAAACTCTTTTGTAATGCTTTTTTTATTATGATAAACTTTGATTCCTTGTTCATTTGAAAAAATAAATTGCGACATTTCATTTTTTCTAAGGGTTCCGACACGAACGCCTTCATCTTCCACAATCCAAAATTTTTCTTCAATAATGGGTTTTGCTTTTATGTATGTCATATCGTATACCTCGCATTTAATGGCTCTGCATATGCCTGAGCCTGATCGGAAATTTTCTTTAAATCATATAAATGACAGAATTTCATTAGTCTAATACCAACCTGACTAATATTCTTATCTGCTGTTGTTGCAGTTTCAATTGTATTTTTAATAATATCTTTTATCTCTTTTGGCTGTGCTGAAAGATCAATAAGCGTTCTATTTCGTTCATAGTCTTCAAGAACACGATGCTCAACACCATTATGATCAGTCCAGCGTTGTAACATTAAGTTGTTCCAATTAAATCCTTTTGTTTGTCTATCTGCAAACGCTTCAACTAGTCCTACCTTGTTCTTTGTACCTTTCTTACGTACACCCGGATACGCAGAGAACACGTTGTCACTTGTGTCGCCACGCATACATTTTTCAAACAACATCCATTCTGGATCCACTTCCTTAGGCTGTTTAGTTTTCTTGTCAATCACTAGTTCGCCTTTCTTGTCAAAGAAACCTTCGTGTGTTGTTGTTACTTCTTGCACACCGTTATACAATCTTACATTCGGTGCAACCAACTGTTGGAAATCAGTGTCCGTACTAATAACCACGTGTTCACTATCTGGATGCTGTTGTATCCAACCTGCAATCAAATCATCTGCTTCTAGTTGTGGGTGTTGTAACACAGTACAATTAGTTTTTTCACCCACAAATTCTTTAAATGTATCAAAGGCTTCCCAGAATACTGTTTCTTCATCTTGTTGTTTTTCAGTAAGTGCGTCTCTAGCATCCTGCCTATTACGCTTGTATGGTTCATAGTGATCCTTACGCCAACTACGTCCTTCTAAACAGAATACAACATGTGTTCCGCCAAAGTCTTGCCAAGCCTTCTTGATGCTGTTTAGTGTGATATGAAAAGCCATACCTAACTTAATATCAGCATCTCCATTTATTACATGCCTCGCACGAAAGAACGTGTTCGCAGTATCTACTATTATATGACACATTTTACTCATTTATTCCTTTTAACAACACTTGGATCAATACTACCAGTGTCTAGTGGTCCTCCGTAGTCACCATCGACTACAACGTTTGCACAAAGTTCTCGGAACCAACGATCAACAATATCCTCATCCTTGTCACCATCGACTCCATATCCTTGTTGCTTTAATTGTACTATAAAATGCTCGTTCCAGTCAAGTTCAAAAAAGCCATTTCGGACATTTTCCTTGTTTACGTGTGTGTTTAGCACACCCACCCAAGGTTCCTTTTTCATCGTTGCCTTTTCTTTTTCGGTCAGTCCAGGCTTGGATTCTTCTGGTTCCTGTTGCTTTTTAGCAAACAGTTTTTTTATAAAGTCCATATTCATTCCTTATGTTCCGATAGCATTACCAAACAAGTATACGTGTACTCTTGCGGCTACATTGTATCCTCTTTGAAATGCCATCTTTGCAACAGCACCTGCTGTTGCTGTTTGTTCTTCTTCTCTAGCACCAACAGGCATAACCCATACAGGATAATCAACCTCTTGTGCCTTAAACTGTGAGATAACTTCTTCCATTTCGTCCCACTGCTGTTGTTCGGAACCAACAACAAATTTAAGTTGTCCTCTGTCAGACAACAAAAAATATTCTGCTACTGTTTCAGGCTTAATTGCTTTCTTTGCCTTTTCACCTGCTACACTCCATAGTTTAGGAGATACACTAAAGAACAATTCAATATCTTTATCTGCTTCCTTAGTCCAATAGTCTTTAAATTCTTGTGTTAGTGCTTGTGTTCCATTAGTTTCAAACGTAACACTGGCTGGCATATTATTCATGCGTTTAAACTCTCGCATGATACCAATGAATGCTTCTTGTCCATGCTTCATCAAAGGCTCACCGCCTGTTACACAGAAGTGCTGTCTTTGTCCTGTCACAGGATGTAAAAACAAACCTTCTGGATTACTGTCTGTCTTGATAGTATCAATAATCTGTTGTGCTAGTTCTACAGCAGTCTTTTGTCCCATTAGATGCTTAAACTTCTTACTCCAAGTGTAACTGCTATCACAACCCTTATCCCATACAGGCAAGTCTTCAACACGCTTTACTGTGCTTGTGTCAAATTTTTCAAATGGCAAATCATAAGTGTCAGGATTAGTAGGATCAATTTGTCCAAAGCCATTACACTGTAGATTACATAAGAAAAAACGTATCCAAGCAGTAGGCACACCTGTGTAGTGTCCTTCACCTTGAATACTGTGAAAAATCTCACTAAAATAATATTTTTTTGCTACATCATTCATTATCTTTATTATACGCTTTCTCTTGTTCGTTGTCAACCTTTTTAGACAGCGAAAATGTGCCATTAAAGTTATCTTCCCAAACCAAATCGTCTCCAATATCCCAACCCATTTGGTTCAATAACTCGGTGGGTATAGGAAGAACCAAATCACCTGTATCTGGATCTTCCTCAACTGTTACTGTGAATTCCAAAATAAACTCCTTAGAAATACTTTTCTAGGACTTCTAACTGATCGTGATATTCAGCAATCACTTTCAATTCTTTTTCGATAGCGTCCAAAATATCTGGATGTTCACCAACGCCAGCAGCATTTTTAAGATATACTTCAACGTTCATTGCATGTTTGGCAATGTGTCCTTTAGCATGTTCTTTAATTGCTTCGATTGCGTTTTCACGATTATATTCTCTACCTAGTGCCATTGTTTCTCCTTTCAATAACCTGAACTGCCATATACAACATCTTCTATATCTAGTTGCATCGGATCAGTTTCATTCTTTTTGTAATTACCCTTTTCAGGAATCACATGACGAACGCCGCCACGTGGATCTTCCATGTCGCCATTGCGGCGTGGAATTAGATGAACATGAGGCCACATCACAGTCTGTCCTGCTGCTTCGCCAACATTTTGTCCAATGTTGAAAGCATCACAATACCCTTTCTGTGTCCAATCATAGCCCCATGAATATGCTGCATTGTAACATTTTGCAAGATGTTCCCAATCTGCTACTTTAGGAACAAACAAAATATGCCCCTCTGTTACAGGATATCCGTCTCTAAATACTGTAAAATCTCTAGTATCTATTAAAATATCAGTCCATGGAATATCTTTGAATTCCACTATTCGACCTCCCCAATATGTTCTTCAAACTCTTCAAATCCAAACCATGCTTTAAAATCTTCAGCAAAGTCTTCATCATCTTTTGCAAATTTCCAAATTGCATCTTGTTGCTCTTGAGGAAGATTATTAAAATCTGCTCTAAAATATCCTGCTTGTTCAGCACTTGCTTCTTCTCTTAATTCTTCTGCACTGGTCCAATCTTCTTCTTCATCGCTATCACCGAGTTCATCTGCTTCGGCCCAACTATCCCATGCCATTTGATGTGCTTGATCATTTAGATCGTTAATGATATCATGAGCTTCTTCTTTAGTCAGCATTCATATACTCCTTTTTATACCATTCTGCGAATTCAGGATTATCTTCAAAAATAGCAACAATATCTGCCTCTGGAACTTGCTCTGTTTTTATACAAGTTGCTAAAGATTCCCAATCTTCCTTTTTGTATTTTACTGTTACTGCCATTAAAACCCCCTACCTTTGTTTATTTGAAATACTTTTGGACCGGGTGTTGTAAATTCAAAACCCATCTTGTTACCAACATATACTCTACCGTTGTATTCCATATGTATCTTGTTTGTTGCTAACCAAATATCAAGGAATTGTTTTTCTACAAATCTATCGACTTCTGCTTCTGCAACTTTATCATTGTCTGTGCAGGTTACAGTGCATGTCTTATCGTATTCTGTTGGCATTAGTATTCTCCTACATTTTCCCAAGGATAAACCAACCAACAGTCTTCCTCAGCCTTGTTAACTTCATCACAATAGTAATTTACTAAACCAAATTCGCTTGATAAGTTTTCTGTTAATACTGCAAATCTAACATTATCTCCCCATATCTGATCCCATACTGGCGATTGAGGTAAGCAACTGCTTTTCCAATCATCTTTAATCCAGTGAAATGTTGCACCGGTATCGTTGATATCATCTACAATTAAAATATTTTTACAATCAGGATTGTGTTTAAACTGCCCCATCTCTGGTGCATATTCTCCTTCATTATCATACCCATATGCATCTTCTGCCATCCAAGCATTTGATTCTAAGTAACCACTCTTGTCATCACGCAATGCTACTTTAAGTGCTTCACAACGTATGCCTGTCATGTTTGAAATAATAGTTGCAGGAACATTACCGCCACGTGTGATACCTACAATGTAATCAGGACGCCAATTGTCTTTATACATCTTATTAACTATACTAACACACATTTTTTCAACGTCAGCCCAACTATAATATTTCTTTTTAACCATTTTGTCCACCTAGATATTTTTCGTTGTGTATCCAACGATATCCTCTTTCGTTGATATCATCTGATTGATTCCAAGTCATAAATCCCCATTCTTGAACTTTACGTCCCATAAAGAATAAACTCCAACAAGGAATTTCATTTCCGTTTGAATCTTTTTCTAGTTCTAACCAATGCAAATCATCTGCTTTTCTAAAACGGAAATGACCCGGTCCTCTCCAAACTCTTGTGCTACCCACAACTCCGCCTGTTGTAGAATTACGTAAAGGTATGTGTTCCCAGTATCCGCCTTTTAAAATAAGAGTTGCATAACTCCAAGGATGATCATGTAACGTTGCTTCATCGCTTTTCATTACCTTGTGTAAAGTAAAATTAAAAGGGAAGTTTTTCCTATCCTTTAAAAAAATATAATATCTGTCCAGATAAGGAATCTTGCCTTCCCTGTCGTAAATTGTCCTTTTACGGTTAAGTTTATCTAATAATTTAAGCAACATCCAAAACCTCTTCCTTTAAATAGCGTTGCAACTCGCCATCTGTTGGCCTAACACTATAATTGTTTTTGAAAAATATTTCGTAACTATCAGATCCATATTTTCCAATTCCATATAACATAGTAGCATCATTTCCGTCCCAAGTCAAGTAATCTTTTGACATTTGGCGTAGACGTTTTTCCCTTACATTAACCATTCCTAACGGTTGTATTATTTCCTTTATAGTTTTTGGCAAACTATTTAGGTAATGAACAGGTGTAGGACACAAATGTAATAGAGCTGGAAGAACTCTTTTTACTTGTTTTCTATTTGTTTGATTTAAACAAATTACACCTACCATATGTTGCCAAGAACCTTTTATCTGTTGTTGGACCATTAGGTCGTCACGCAGGGCGATACCAGGGCTGAACATTTTTATATACCTCTTTAACTCGTTTATTGTATTCGTCTTCGTTTACTGCTAAATTATTTAGGTGTTGTTTCCAAATTCGTTTCATATCTTTTGGAAGTTTAGGATCTGCAATTAATAATCTTAAATTAGATCTGCGTTTTGTTTGCAATTGTTCGTTATAAGGACCCATTTACTCTATCTCCTACAAGGCTATAATTTCTATTTTTAACATGTTGCGGTAGTATATTATGTAGAGCAGTCATGTCAATTAGTTTAATTCCATTCTCTAACATAAACATTAATGCTTCATTAGGTGTAAAGATATGAAGATCTAAAAATGTTCTTTGCGGAATTCTTACATATACACGTTCTTGATTAAGATCCATTATAATCTTCTTTCTTAGGCAGATGGAAATGATCAATTCCTATAACTTTTACATATCTAGTAATTGTATCAATGTATCTATCTATATAAGGCTGTTGTCTATAAGGCATCCATGGTCCATCTTGTAGTGCTGTATAATCATATTGATATCTATAACAAAGTCTGCCATCAGTGCTTCCTTGTCTGCGATGTTGTGTAATACTATTATCAAACAAGCAAAGGTCTCCGTCTTGTTCATACCAATGATCATAAATGTATTCATCCACACAAAGATCTTTTCTAATTTGCTCTAGTAGTTTATCTGCTTCGTTTTGCGACATACCTTTGATACCTGTTACAGTATTAAAACTATAGTGTAAGCCTTTATGTCCACCCGGTGATGTTATTACCATTGGAATCTCTTCGTTCTCATGTGGTGCCATATTCTTATACATTACATTATCTTGAATATCACGCAATCCTGGATTAATTTTACCTGGAGTAAAGTTATGAATTGCAATCATATCATCTAACTCACTACGGAAACTTTCTGAAACATTTTCGTAGTAATCTACAGTTGTTAAGAATCCTGTAGAACTTTTTGTAGTTCCTCTAAAACCTAGCAGTGCAACACCAGGACTAAACGCAATATTTCCACTTTCATTACTGTGCCATAACAATTCACCTTCAGCAAACATGCCTAATGGATTACCGTCCTTATCCTTATCACCTGTAACCTTAAGAACATCGCCTTGTTCTGTGTTATTGTGTTCTTTTACATTTATAAATTCTTTTATGCACATTCTGTCATCTTCTGACCATTTAGGATCAGTGAGTGCCATTTGAGCTGTTCCATCCCAATCTGGATATCTTTCAAAAAATATTGCTGTTGTGCTGAAACGATCTCTGCCCCATTTTTTCATAAAACGTGTGTATGTAGATACATCTTTTAGTTTTGTATCTCTTATAATAGTAACCATTTCTTTAAGATGGATTTTTCCTATCTCCATCCATTCATCGTCGGTAA